GGTGTTATCTCAACACCCCGATTTCCGTCTGGACAGCAGGGCAAAATAAAGAGGATGGTACAAGTACCATCCTCTATGTTATATTATCCTGCTGTTTTATCAGCCACCAAATCCGTTAGAAAGATTGGTGATAAGAAGTTTAGCATAGAACCATTGTCCTCTTGGAAGAAGAGTAATAGCGTATCTGCTAAAGAATCCCTTATTGCTATCAAAGTTAGCTGGGTCAATAACGGTTGCAGTCATCCAGTTAGCATATGGAGAGTAAACAATACCAGTTCCATAAGAAGTGATAGGAGACTTAAATCCCATAAGGATTGTATCTTCATTAGAACCAACTCTGTTTGGATCTACAAAGTATCTGATCTTGTTAAGAGAACCGATAGTGTAGATGTTTGGCGACAAGGAAACAGTTTCTTTTGAGAATTCAGGAAGAAGCTGTAGTATAGCTGCAACTTTAGGAGAAACAACTGCCCAGTTAGCAGCACCCTGTCTGTTATACTGTGCCATTCTTCCAGCAAGAGCATAAAGACTCTGTGCAAGAGCTCGGTGCCTGTCAAGGAAGTTATAAACAATTCCACTACCAGCGAAATTCCAGTTATGAGACCACTTCAACTGTGCAGGAACACTTCTGTCAATGAAATCAATGATTTCACGGTCAATTTCGTAGTTCATGTCAGTAGATGCCATCTTTACCAATTCTGCTTCAAGGTCAAGCTGGTGATGTGCCTTCAAGTCCTGTGCAGCTTCCTGGGTATATCTAACCTTAAGCTTTCTTTCCTTGGTCTCAATGTTCTTTGAGTCAAGAGTGAACTGCATTTCAGGGATATTTACAGAAGATTCCTGGTTGTACTGAACGAAAAGTTCAGAAGTAACAGGAGCCTGTATTACTGTTGACTCTCCCTCTGAAAGTCCTAAATCAGTAATATCAATAGCATCACCTGATCCAATTGTTACAGAAGTATCTGCAACAACAGCATAATTTACAGAAGCACCAAAGGTTACAGTTCCTTCACCAGATTCACTATTATAAGTATAAGCAGTAGCAGAAGCAGCAGATTCAGAATACGTATAAGTAGTAGCAGGACCACCTCCAAGTGGGTAAAGTTCTGCGTCCAAGAATGCAGGAGTAGGAGAATCCTTCCAGAATTTCTCAAGTAAGGTATCAACAGAAGGCTGGAATGCATTAGTTGCACCAGTAATAGTATCACCATTAAGGGTTACTGTATAATTTGTACCATCAAAAGCAACTTTAAGTTCTGGAACAGTTACTACATCAAAAGGTCCACATTTCTGTGAAGAGTAGAACGCCTGTCCCCTGATTGCCTGGCCACCATTAGCTCTAAGGTCGCTAAAGTCTCCAAGTTCGTCAATAGTGTAGTTTCCGGTAAACTGGTCACCAGAAGCAACTCCACCCTTATCATTTGAGAACTGATAAGAAGCATAGAATACTACACCAGTTCGTCCGTTAATAGGCTGTACAGATACAAGTTCATTAGCAATCAACTGGGGCATAACCCTCCTGATTACAGGGAACATTACTTTAGGTACAACATAGTTCTGTACACCATTTCTAGTTGAAGAACCTACAGTTCCATTACTTCCTTCATAACCGGAAGTGTTAGGGTTGGTGCTTTCTGCTTCAGTAAGGAACTCTTCAAAAAGATCCTGAACTGCTTGTTTAGTGGTGTGCTCATTCTCCACCATGAATTTTGCTGAGTTCTCAAGAACCAACATAGTGTTCTTTCGTACTTCAGGATTCTTAATATCTTCGCATAACCAGCCCCATTTTGTATTAAGAGCTTTTAAGTTTTCATTCATTATTTTTTCCTCCAAAAATTTTTCTTTACATTAATATTCTTTACACTAACGTAAAATTAGTTCAATAAGTCAAGAATAGCGCTTCTGTGAGGAGATTTTTTTCCACCAGCATCATTATCGCCACTATCTTCAAACTCTTCTTCTATAGAAGAAAGTTCATCCCAATCAATGTCTTCTTCTTCTACTTCATCATCATCTTCGCCAAAGTCAAAGTCTTCTTCATCTTCATCTTCTTCATCAAAATCTTCATCTTCTTCATCTTCCTGTAAAGATTCTACGATTTCAATAAATTTGTTTTCAACTTCTTCGGCAGTTCCTTCACCAATAAGAGTTCTCAAAAGAGGCTTTAATTTGTCGGAATAACCTTCAATAAGCTCTTCTTTAACTTTTTCGCCTTCGGCAAGCAATTGAGATCTTTCGTACTCTTTTACTTGTTCCCTTAGTGTAATAAGTTCTTCCAAATAAACATTGCTTACGTACTCTTCATTAATAGTTGGAGCAACAAGCCTTTTGATTTCTTCCATAACCTTGTGGGTTGGATCTGTATCAACATACTCGGCAAGTATGTTAGCTTTTACCTCTCCTCGCATTTCATTAAGAGCATCAATAAACTTATCTGAATATTCTTCAGCAACTTCTTCTCTCCATTGTTCATTCATTTCTTCAAGCTCCTGAAGTTTTGCTTCAAGAACTTCTGCGTTCTTTTCCTCAAGCTGTGCAGCATACTCTTCTTTCCAAGTCACAAGTGCCTCGGTTAATTTAGTTGCTACTTCTTCGGAAAGTTCCATTTTTAAAATATCATCAAACTTTTCCAATTTGTCCATTATTTTCCTCCGAAATATTTACATTTTTATCTTTCCGTAAGTCTAAACTTACGAGAATAACCTACCCCAAACCTCACCAAAGGTGATTTTGTTTGAAGGTTCATTGAATAGCTCCAATCCTTCTGCTACAAACTGTGGTGTTCCAAACTCCCCAGCAGATGGATCAAAAACTATATCTATAGCACGAAGTTTAAAATCTGGCTGTACCTCTAGGACATCTTCAAAAACACCTTCCTTAACTTGGTATTTTATTTTCTTTACAGAACCAGTCCCTCTGGTAGATACACCCAAACCAACATTAGAGTCTATCAAAGTTTGTAAAATTTTTCCGGTAGGAGTATCAAGCACTTCCATTTCACCCAATAGGGTTCCGTCTTCAGCTAGCTCAAGTTTATTGATTTTATGAGAAATTCTTTCAAGATTGATTTTGGGACTAGCTGGGTGTTCAAGCTCTCCAACCATCCTATTCTGCGACATCATTTCCGTACATTCTTTTAAACTCTCTGCCATAACGTTTCTAGGATAGAGTCTTTTGTTTTTATTAACTACACCGGCTTTAGAAAAACTACCTCTTATAAGATACTTTTTCTTTCCATTAACATCTTCTTTGATAATCTCATACCTAAAGGCATCATCAGTCTCAAAGAGTTGTTCTGTAAGAAGTTTATCATCAGCCATAATAACCACCTCTTATAAGCAGATAGATAAGAAACGAACCGCTTCTTTAACATCTTCTGGCTTTGTTCCTTCATCTTCAGTATCAAACTTATCAAGAAGTTCTTGAGCCATTTCTTTGATTTTTTCATCAACTGCTTTATCAACAACAGTCTTAAGAGCAGAAACTAACTTCTCTTTTTCTTCAGCAGAAAGTTCTTTAGCCTTCTCTTCTTTCTTGTCATCTTTCTTTTCTTCATCATCATCGTCTTTCTTGTCGTCAGAATCTTTTTTATCAGCTTCTGCGCCTGGTTCAAGATCGTCGTCTTCTGCACCAGAACCGATGTCAATTGCTTCTCCTAGAATAGAGTATTTTAACTCTGCCATTTCAGGGTCAGTAATCATAAAGGTTTTTACGCCTTCAAGAATAGACTTATAATCTTTTTGAGTGGTAGGATCAATCAATAAAGTTCTTCCAAACATTTCTTTAATTTCAGATTCATTCAAAAAGAACAAAGAAGGATATTCTTCAAACAATTTAAATAAAAGTTCTCCACCTTCTTCAACATCTTCTTTAAAAACTCCACAAGCCTTTACGACATCTTTCTTAAATTTCTTGTTTTTGGCAAGTCCTTTTGCTTTTTCTTTACCTTTAGAATTGATATATTTTTCAGGCTCTGTACTTTCATACAACGAGAAAGCAACTGGATCTTTCCAGTTAAAATACAATACATCAGAAAGAGGATTAGACACTAATCTCTTTTGATAATCTTTGAAGAAATCCTCATTACGAAGTTCAGCAAAGCCTTCATTAATGTAAGAAAGTTCTTCAAAATCGGCACTGTTACTAAAATCTTTGTCAGAAACAGCTTCAGCGATTAACTTTTCTACAGCAGCTTTTGGCTTTTCCATAAATTCTGCATAGTCTCTTGCAAGTGAAGAAACATCTACATCCTCTTCTATGAAATACCGTTTAGCAGCCATCTTGAAGTTAACTTTTTCATCTTCTTTTAGGTTGATTGCATCAAAGTTTTCCAATACTACCTGTAAATTTTCCCTGTTAAGAGAATAGTTTGCAGAATAGAACTTTTCTTCATTAACATCAAAAAGGATAACCCCATCATCAAAAGTTGATACTAATGCAGCATTAGCACTTTCGTTGATATATGCCCTAAGCATACTTTCAATGTTTCCGCTGGAAAAACTGTTGATACCTTCGAATTCTCTAAATGTGATATCTTTAGTCATTTATTTTTTCCCTCCAAGTGGTTCTTAAATCCACGATAAACACGCTTTACGTTCCCTGTGGCTATATCTTCTTTGGTAATAATGACTTGTTGCATAGATGGAGATTTATAATACTTCTCAAAATAGTCTTCGGAGATAGACATATTTTTACAAATAATGTTTTCCCCTTCTACTTTTTCAACTAACAAATAGTCACCTTTTATACCTTCTTTAAATAAAGTCTTTAAGGAACTTCCATTTTTTTTAAATTCTCTTTTTGCTCTACTAGAAGAAGCTAAAGGTAAAGTCATTTTGACATCGTTTATAACAACGTTTTTGTCAAAAGGTGAAATAGTATCGCCAGGATATATACTATTCATAGTTTCATATACCTGTCCTTCTTCTATTTCGCAAATTTCTTTCTTTGCTTCTTCCAATAAAGATTCAAGAGTAATCTTTTTCATCACTATTAACTTTCCTATTTAACCATTTTTACCCTTTAAGGGTATCTCTGATCTCTTTTTTTCTAACAATCTTACCTTCGTAAATTTTATAGGTCTTACTTCTATCTTTATTAGACCCCATATTTATACCACCGAACTCATTATGCACTTCAAGATAGTCAAAAGGATTAACTAATCTCTTTTTCTTACTTTCAGCAGTTTCGGCATCTGTAATAAATTGGCTAACTTCTGTAAGGAATTTACTAGGTTCTTGCTTTTTCTTTTTAGCTTTATTTTGCTCTTGAACATACCTAATAAGAGCAAACAATGATTGTTTATTCTCTATTAAGTAGTTTTGTCCTAGAACTTTAGTGTAAGCCAAAATATGGTCAGCTTGCAACTCTCCCATAGGAGGTTCCATTCCACCGGAAAGAGCATTCTCAACATCTTGATCGGAAACCTCTGCTGGTGGAGCTTCTGCTGGTAATTCTCCGCCCTCTGGTGGCATTTCGCCTGCTGGCATTTCTCCACCCTCTGGTGGCAACTCACCTGTCATTGGAATTTGTCCCATTCCTCCTGCACCTCCAGCCATTCCTGCCTGTCCTTGCGCTTGTTGTGCTTGTTTTTCTTCAATAGTTCTTAAGAACTGAATGTCATTAATTTCTTTATCTGATAACTTAAGAACTTCTTTAAGCATCCAAGTAGTAGGGAATATATTAAGAGATTGCATAGATTGAATAAGTTGTATTTTTTGGGTAATAACATCAATATCAGATATTTCTTTAATAGTAGAAGGAGGAGTTAGAGATATGTTAAAGTCCTGCAAATCTTCTTTCTCATACCCCAAGAAAAACAACTGCAATGTAGCAATTTTATATATACCTTTAAGAATGTGGTTTTGAACCCTTTCCACAAATCTACCAAATTTTACATCTCTTTGAGCCAAAGAAGTAGATTTATCAGCCTGATTATTTTCTCCAAGATATTCAGGTGGAATATTCATAGTCCTTAATAGATTATGTTTAAAATAATCTATGAAAGTCATATTCTGGCCCATATTCATACCTTCTCCACCAAGTAGTTCTACATTAGTTCCAGAAGAACCTTCTCGTACAGGAATAAATATATCAGATGTAATAGAGAACATAGAAGCAACCCTATTAAGATTTCCTTCTTCGTCAATAACTTGCTGGCTCCTGTACCTATCACGTATTTCCATGATTTCTCTTTGTGCTTCAAGATAAGGTTTATTTCCTACATCAATTTTAAAAACACGCCTAGATGGAGTTCTTGATATAACATAAGTTAAGAATATATCTTCTGTATTCATTAACCTACTAAATGTTCTAACTCCAGAATATAAAAGAGATCTTCCGTATGGCTTACTTTCTTTATCTTCAATCTTAAAGTGAATAATCTGCCAAGGGAAAAGTTTTTGTTCACTTACGCTTCTACCTTGAGTCCTATTCCTATAAATATAATACTCAACTTTCCCTTCTTTTTCTTTTATTTCAATTTTAGAAGGATCAATATATTTCAATCTTCTAATGCCATATGCTTTTCCATTACCTATTTCAAGAACAACTTCATAGAAGTTATCACCCATTTTACAGGTTTCATAAATAATAGACCAAAGCTCTGTATCAAAGCCAAGTTTATCTATGAATAACTCCTCTAAATCTTCTTTTATTTTTTCATTATCACTATAAACCTGAATAACTTCTTCATCATCATCTTTTTGTGATGCTTCGTCAGAAATAACTTCAAGACCTCTATGTATAAATTCAGTAGCATCCATTCTTATATAGGTTTCATATAAATGCTCTCTTGAAAGAACTGTTCTTCTTCTAGTAGTAGAACCCACAGATTCAAAGTTTCCAGGAGCAAAAGATTGCCAAGTGGTTAGCCCAGGAGACACAGAATCTATTTCTCCATTATTTACTACCACATTTTTAGGAGTTTTAAAATCATCTTCTATTTCTGCAACCTTGTTTATTTGCTTTTGAACGTTATACGCTTGAGATATAGTTATTTCTGAATCAAATACTTCAACTCCGTTTCGTAGCATCTTCTTTTTCTCCTACTTCTAAATTAGCCAATGACTTGTTTAAATGTTTGCCTAATCTATTCTTATAACTTTTGCTTACTTTTCCATCTTTATTTTTTCTTCTAAAAGACTTCATAGATTTGTTTCTGTTCTTATTAATAGTTTCAGAACCTTTCATCATTCTGTCTATTATTTCATCTTTATCCGTTATTTTCATATCAACCGCCTAATAACCATTTAAGTTCGTCCATAGAAGAAACCCCTATTTCCCTCAATTTTCTATCCATATCAGTACTTCCAAAATCTTCTGTGTTAGAAGCGATGCCAGAAGGATTACTTCCTTGTATTGCAAGTTTCTTTTTCCCAGTTCCATCTATAGAAGAGAAAGATACATTTTCTTCCTCTGCTCTTTTCATTGCCTCGTCTCTATCGTATGTTATTACAGAACCATCTTCAGCAATAAACATAGAATTCTCTTGAAGAGCTGCCTTATCACGAAGGTGCAAGCATAAACTCATTGCCATAATAGCATCATCGTGACAGTTATGTACTATATAGCTATTAGCCACATAACTATGAACGTTTTCAACATCTAAATCATAAAGAATTTTTTCTTCTCTTAATGATTCTTTTATTTTCTTTGTTTTAGAAGAAAGATTACTTCCATAATATTTTCTTATTTCTTTATAATCTGGTTCCTTTTTATATAAATCTGGGCAAATTCTGTATAATTCTTGATTAGAGATTGTTATTTTATTATGCGACATAGAAAAAATAACTCTATTCCTGTATAGAATATGCGCCAAAAAATATAAACTTTGATAATTTCTTGTTTTAAACGTAGCAACCTTTCTAAATCTTTTGATCTTTCCTCTTCTTACCAAAAACCTAATAAGTTCAAGCTGAATAATAGGGTGTGCATAAAGTTGACTTTCGTTAGGCTTAAATTTACCATTCCTCATTTTACTGGCGATTTCCGTCAGGTTAAGGGTATTATAATTTAAAACCAAATCAGAAAATTTGCTATAAACAAAATCACCGTTTTTTATATTATACACATTATCATATTGTGTATATTTGTTCCTGTAAGTCAAAATTCTCTGTTTATCTGTAATGTTAAGTTTAGGCATACCAGATGCCTCTACTTCCTTCAAAACTTCCCTATCTGCTTTTATCTCAAACTTATCTCTTACAGGGCTAAAATCTCCTTTTTCATTAAGAACAAGTTCCCCTATATGTATATCTTTAATTTTTTTAAAACCTGATTTACAAGTAATAACTGTATCGCCAGTAAGACAATTATCAGCGTGCATTGCTTTATCATTGGCAACCCATACCCAGGTTTCCATTTCTGCGTATAGTCTTTCTGAATTTATATGGAATCTTTCTGCTAGTTCAGGAACTGCAACCCAATCTATAAAGTCAGATACCATAAGTTTTCTGGTTTTTACATCAGTTATCCATCCAGTAAATCTGGTAATACCATTCTTTGTTTTCTTTTGTTTGTATACGTTTCCATATGGATCATTATCAGAATAATATACATTAGAAAATATAGTATCACCAATAGAGTTGCACTCTATAACTACAAACGCATCATTATAAATCCTAGCTACGTCTTTTACTAGTTTAGCAAACATAGGAGTAGATATATATCCCTTAAATTCTGCTACTTGATTCATGGTTTCTAAATCAACTACCTGTATAGTAGAGGTATCAGAACTAGTTCCAGAAGCTACGTCAACTCCGGTTATATATCTATGACCTGTCTCTGGATGGTTCCATATCCAAAAACCTCTTTGCTCACGAAGTTTCCTACCATCGTTCCAAAGATAGTCTTTTGAAATAGGATCTTTTAATCCAGCCTTTACTTTTGCCATTATATCAGGACCGAATACTCTATCACCATCAATTACAAATTCATGAAGAATTTCTTGCTTAAATTTTATATCCTTTAAATCCGCAAAGGTTGCTTTCAGCCAAGGATTAGCGTCATGGTTTTTAGCAATAGGCTCAAAGAATTTTTTATATTTTTCTTTTACTTTCCTATTGTAATAATAATTATTTTTAATAGCTTCATCAAGAACATGATTATATCCTTTTTTAGGACCACCAATCCTTGGGTCATCTGGAACTTCCCACCAATCAATTTCAAGATATTTTGTATCTGGGTCAAGCTCTTGTTTTGCCTCTTGAACTTGTCCATAGTAATAAGATCCTGCGCCTGTAGTTCCATTAGGGGTAGAAATATATATAGCCTGGCCACCTGTTTTTGTTAAAGTAGGTGTAGCAGCAGAAATAATTTCTCTTACCATTCTATCACTTTGATAAAATGCTAACTCATCCATTATTAACAAAGAAAGAGAATCTGAACGACCAGCATTATCAGATTGTGGTTCAGAAACTATAGTGGAAGTGGAGCCATTAGGGTGAGAAAATGATATTTGTTTTTGATTATTTACCGAAATAGGTGTCTTTAACCAATCGGGGAGATTATTTAAAGTTGATTTCATTTTATTGATAAACTGCTGGGCTTTTTGTTGCTTTAATGATATAACGTCTATATTTTCAGAGGCAAAAAAGTTTGCTCTCCACAACGTGTATAAAGAAAATATCGTAGAAATTCCACACTGTCGAGTCTTATCTACTACTACTTTTCTAAATTTTAGGACCTCTTTCGCCATTTCTTTCTGGAAATAATATGGATTCATATCCACTGTTCCAAGACCAGGTATATCTACTCTACAATATCTATCTAAAAAATAAGCGAAACTTTTCTTAATAAGAAAAACTTCAACCCCAGAATCTACCATTTCAGTACTATTATCATTATATATAGTATATACTATATTTCCATTACTATAGTTAAAAGCCTCTTTTAAAGTGGTAGGAATGTCATGTGTTTGTATTTTCTTTTTAACAGAAAGAATTAATTCTCTTTCTTTTTTATTTAAAGGCATTTATCTTCTCCAAAATTCTACTCTTTGTTATCTTTCTCTTATAAAGAGGTT